GCCAGCCCATTATTCCGCCCCCAGCTTGCCCGCGATGCGCTGCAAGAGGTCATTGGTCTTGTCGTGCTTCGATTCCAGCCGCTCAACACGCTCAAGGATTTCCGCGCGCTGGCGGTCGCGCTCGGTGTTGATTGCCTCGCAACGCGCCTTGACTTCGTTTAGCGCGTTCACGTCGCGCTGTAGCTTTGCCATCCAGCCAAAGCCGATGAAAGCGCCTGCGCGGATAATCCACGTCAGCCAATCTTCGTGCGTGGGGATGTCGTGCGGGGTCATAGATAAGCCTTTATCGCGTTGGCAACCAATGTGCCAAGCCCTGAATAGCCCGCACTTAGAAAGTGCGGCATCAAGGCTCCGTCGTACCAATTACTGCCGCTCGTTGGGTGGTGCGCGGCGCTCGCGGTGTAGAGGTCCACAGTCTGGATCGTCTTCGTTGCCGTCGCGTTGTAGGTCGTAATCGCTGAGGCCGCGTTCGTCTTGTAGGGCGCGGCCAGCGTCTCGCTACGATTCGCAGACTGCGTGAAGCCGGGCGAGGACGCGGGGATATACGTCGTCGTTGCCCAAATGATTTGCGCGTTCGTCTTTGCCAGCACCTTGAAGATGTGCGCGAGGTTCGTCGTGTAGCGCGAGGCCGGAACGTTGTCACTGGGGACTAATACCGGGTCTTGCAGGTCGTGCAGGCCCCAATTACAAACGATCACCTTGTACCGCCTGCAATTCGACAGCCATCCGCCCTCGGTAACCATGGTGAGCCCGGTATCGCTATTCATTCCGTTTTCAGGGACGCGGTGGACGTTAGCATAGTTAGCAAGCGCCGTGCGCACGTAGGGCGTATAACCGATGCTGATAGAGTCGCCAATAATCAGCACGTCGGGAAGCGCCGGGTCGCGCACGACGGGGAGGTATGTGCCGGGATACGTGGCGGGCATGATTAGTGGCCCAAGTCAATGTTCACAACGTCCCATTTCGTGTCCTGGGAGTTGTAGATGAATTCGACAATGTCCGTCTTCGCCGCTGTCGTGGTGAGCGTGGGCGAGGGGCGCGTCGTGGAGAAGCGATAAATCGCGTTCCATGACATCGTGCGCGATCCCGTGCCATCCTGCCGGATGCGCAACGCGATGCGCTGTCCGTTAACAGGATTGGTGGGTGCACCCATCGTGTGTCCGCTCGCGGTCAACGTCACGTCGAAGACGTTGCCGAGCGAGGCGTCAACCGCAATCGTCGCGGCGTCTGTGAGTGTGACTGCCTTGTCGTAGCGCGCAGCGCCAAGGGTCACAGCGCCGGTCAGCGTGGAGGTGCCAGTAACCGCGAGCGTGCTGGATAAGGTCGTTGCACCAGTCACGCCAAGGGTACTGGACAAGCTAGTCGCGCCTGTGACTCCGAGAGTGCTAGACAGCGTCGTCGCACCCGTGACACCCAACGTGCTTTGCGCGGTGATCGGGCGAGACAGCGTCATTGCGCCACCCGACGCGCGCACGATGGACATGGGCGAATCGATAAACGTTCCGTCGTCTTTATAAGCGGCGATGTTAAACTTGCTGCCCGCGTCCGAGCCACTTTCGGCGTCATTGCCTTCAGCAAACGCCCAACGATTAACACCGGCTGTTTGAAATTGAAGGCTGCGCGTTGTTGCCGCCGCGCCGTTCAGGTTGATGCGCGTGCTCGATGTCGCGTTCGCGCCCACGGTCAGTGGGGTAGCATTTTGGGAGAGTGCGCCAGATAGTGTGGTCGCGCCGGTGACGGCAAGTGTCGAAGACAGCGAGACTGGGCGCGCAATTGTGGCCGTGCCAGCGCTCGCGCGTGTGACAGTCAAGGGGTAATCAATCAACACGCCGCTGTCATCATACGCAACCAGCTTCAACGTGCTGCCAGCATTCGCGCCCGCTTCATCGCCGCCACTCGCCAGCAGCTTCCAGCGAATCGTGCCAGCCGTATAAATCCCAAGCTGCCGCACGTCCGATGCCGCGCCGTTGATACTCAATTCTGTGGCAACGTCGGTGTCCGCGCCCACCACGGTATTTTTAAGTTGATTGTTAGCCATGACTTCCTAGCTCGTTTTCTGTATGTAGTACGGCGCTGTTACAAGGCCGGTTGAATCGACAGCAAGACCTGTGCGCCAGCGACCTAGCGCGGGGTCGAATACTTGGATGTACGATTTACTTACGCCAGCGAATGACGGCCCGAGGACAGGCGCGTCCATACTCAAGATTGCCGCTTCGTTATCAAACCCATAGGTGTAGAATTTTTTTGCGCTAACGTCTAGCTTCGCCACGCGCTGACCAGCAACACATAGATAAAGCTCGTTTGCGCTTACTACCTCGACGGCGTTTGCTGTGCCAGTGCCGCTAATCGTGCTGTTGTAAAGCGCCCATGCCGTTGGGAAGTACAGAACGGGCACGCCATCCGTACCGCACACGATTCGGAAACAAAGCGTGGTGCTAGACCAAAGCTCCGTTACGCCCGGCATGGTCTTGAAATAAACGGTGTTTGTGGGGTTATTCAGATATGTTACGGTCGTGGTGAATTGCCCAGAGGCGTCCACGTTCGATGCGCCGTCATACACAAACAGGGGCGAGGATACGGGCGCAGGATTGACCGTAGAGACCGTCAAGGATGAAGCGGTGGTATTTGTGCTCTGCTTGCTTCCCGTCGTCCTATAAGCCGTTACAAGCACGCTAACGGGCGTTCCGTAGGAGTAAGGCCCTAGCTTCACATTCAGGATCCGAGCGCCACCCAGCCCAAAGCCAAAAGACATCGCCGCGTCCGTATAACTGCCGCCCGTGGTCGCGGTCGTGCCGTCTGTCTTGACGTAGTACCGGAACTTGTCCGCGTCCGTGGAGTCTATGCCAGTAGGGTATTTTGCGGTAAGTTGGACATACCCGCCCGCCGTCTCTGTCAATGCGACATCGTAGGGCCAAGATACTTCCGTGGTGACGTTCGCGCCGGAGCTGTTGATAGCAATATCATGGGTCGCGCAGTTATAGCTGGAAACGCCGTAGGCGTCCGTGTATCGGCACGCGAGGCGGTAAGTCCTAGACCCTGACCCCGGCGGAGTCAGGGCATATGTAAACGGCAACGATGTTGCGGTCGTTACCGGGGAAGCGAAAGACGGGAAGGTGTCCGTGCCCGCGTATAATGACCACTTGGAAAGGCTGCTTTGTGAAACGCGATACAGTCCGTAGAAGGTTTGCGTGTAGGTTGACCACGAAAGCGCCAGCTTCGTCTCTTGTGACGTGGTGCCCGTCGCGCCAGCGGGGATTTCACGGTGTACCCACACACCATAATGCCTGCCCGCTTTAAGCGTGGCGATACTCGCGGCGTTCGCGCTTGTCGTTCCCGTGTACCAGCTAATGCCACTCGGCGCGGTGTTTTCATCCGCGATAGTCTGGATCTTGCCTTCGCTGCTTAGCGCTTCCGTGCCGATACGAATTCCGGGAACGGCGTCCACGGTGTCCGTGGCGCTTCCAGCCGCTGCACTACTGCCAAGGCGTCCACGCCCGGTGCTTGGAACGGTCAAACTGGTAGATGTGCGCGAAGTATAGTAGACAATCTCGCGCAATGAACCGCCAGACGTTTTAATCCGTGCCCAACCTTGCGCGGGCCAGTCTGCGAAACCGTTAGTCGTAGCGGTGGCAATGGTGCCGCTTCCACTTGCGCCAAGCTGCGCGGTGCCCGTTGTTCTTTGCGTTCCAAGGGTGCCCACCAGCAGATAGATATTGCTCAGGTCAGTGGTGCCGTTGTTCCGCAACATCAATCCGCGATAGTAATTCTTCCCGCTCGCGCTATCGGTCGTGGAAACATTCCCCATGCCAATAGCGCCGTTGTAGGTCTTGCGCACGTCAAGCGAAAGATTGCCGCCGAGGTCTGCACTACCATCGCGCCGCACGCGGGCGTAGATATTCGCGGTGCTGCCGACTAACTGAACCGTGCTGCCATCCGCAACAGTGGACGCGCTGCCGAAGGCACCATCGCTGCCTGCAACTTTCAGTGTGGTCGTGGTGTCGCCGTAGATGATGGTTTCACCCGTCCCACAAGCACCGCTGATTTGTTCCACGATGACGTTGGCAATATCGCCAGAAATCAGTGCGTCAAGCTGCTTTACTTCAATCGCCGTGCGGCAACCGCCAAGCGAATTGGACGCGGTGCCCGTGGCTGCGCTACCGCCCGCCGATGTCAGGTATAGGCTTAGTTGGTCTGCTGCTGTGAATGCGTTTGCCATTACAATATAGTCACAAGGCCAGTGCCCGCGTCATACGTATACGACAACTGGGGCGGGTCGGGCGCGGTATGATGGAACACCGAAAACAGCAGCGGATCTCCCGCGTTCCCCTCAACGTCGTAAGGGGTAATGCGAAATTGATAATCACTCGCTGGCGTCTCGCCGGGGACTGTTATCGTGTAATAACCGCTGCCGTCTTCGATGACCTTCGTGTTTCCTATCCAATCTGCGCCGTCGTAAACCTCTGCTAAGTAGTAGGAATTTGTGGTTTGTCCGCGAAATTGGATAGTCACAAGATAGGGGTAAAGTGTTTGCGAGAGCGCCGCTGCCGTCTGTGTAGAATCAATCACCTCGATTTGTGGCGGCTCGTTTTGGTGGTCTGCGGAGTCGTAGGGCCATTCTGCAACGAATGTCGTATTCGCGCCCTGATAGACGATTGCGCCGAACATATACACCGTGAAGTCAGCGGTGCCCGTATAGGTATAGCGCCACGCGCGCGCGCCTATCTTGGTAACGTCTGTGATAGCCGCGGCCATTATGGCGTGCCTGATTCAGACGTTAAGAACTGGCAAGGAGTCCACGCGGTCTGTCCAACCCGGCCATCCACTTCCCATACTTGATCATCGCCGGTTCCGCCCGTGACACTCCCAGAGCTGCCCCACGTCACCACGTCGTACTTGCTGCTAATCGCGGGGAGTGTGGCGACAATACGCGGTTGAGAACTTCCACCTGTCGTGGTGTTTGTGTTCTCTAAACTGATAATCAGGCGTCGCCCCACGACACGCAACACCACGCCAGCGCCGCCGACTATCTCGTCAATCTGCTTTAACGAGATGCCAGAGACAGCGCCCTTGCTAAGCCGTTCGCCCGGCTTATACGTTTGCGATGTCTTTACGCCCATCTTCATTAGTCGGGGAATTCCGTTCCGAATGCTTTAGTGCCCTGCACAAGCACGTAGCGCGTGCCGATGCCGGGGATAGCGTCAGAGGGGAGTTGTCCATTGGTGTCGTGGTAATAGATAAACTCTTCCCAACTCTTGCGCCGCGCTTGGAAGTCGAAAGTAAACTTGTATTTTGGCGGGGAAGCGTTCAGGTCAAACGGTTCCCAAAGGCATTGCGTACACATCCAGTGATACGGCTGATAACCGCGCCATGAGTCAGAGTTGACGTAGCCTACCCATGCCTTCTGGACTGCCACGGGGTCAGCGGTCGCCTTAATGCCCGTGGTGTGTAAGGTGATTTCAGGAATAAGCACCTTCGCAAACTGAATTTGCGTATCCGTGACACTCGTGGTGGGGTCGGTGTACTGCACCGTTAGCGCGTTGCCGTGCGCGTCTGAATTCGTTTGCTCTTCCGTGACACTAGCGCCGCCGTGAAAAACAAAAGTGCCGTCATCGTCGCCATAGCGCACATACTCAATATCTACGTAAACCTTGCGATTGTTCGCCGGGCCAGCGGTCTTGATATCGAAGCGCTGCGCGATTAGATTGGGGTCGCCGGGAAATGCGGTGCCATAGGAGATAGTAAGAGCGCCAAGGACTTCAGATAGTTGCGTATCAACCGCGCTCCCGCTCAATCCAGCGACAAGCAACCGGCGCGTGGCGCTTTGGTTAACGCCCTGGACTTGCGTGACGTTTACGCCGACTTCAACGAGGTCTGTATATACCGTAGCCATTAGGCGTACATTCCGTAATCGTCTGTGTTATCCGCGATGACACCTAGCAGGCGGTTGTTTTCATCCATCTGCGGGTCGCCCATGCTCTGCTGCAATTCGCTGTAGGCATCGTTCGCAAATTGCGTTATGTCATCTTGTGACCAAATTTGCCGCCCGCCCATCTGTGCGGAGGTGACGGGGTCGGAGAAGTAGTGATGGTTCAGTGGGACGCCACCGATAAACCCGCCGTCTGGCGTGTTGTAATCGACTATGTTGTCGAGCCACGCCATTTGCTGTGAGTATTTGTTTAACGCGGTTACTTGCTCTTGCTTTTTCTGAATGCTGTTTAACTTCTTTTCGTGATTTTCCAGTGACTTGGTAGCATCGTCCCAGTATTTCTTTTCCAACCTCGCCCAAGTCTCTTGCGTGATATTGTGCGCGTCAAGCTGCTTGTCTAGTTCATCAACCTTGGCGTTATACTTTTCAATCGGTGACATTGCCTCTTCCACAAGGCGCTTTGCATCTTCGGCTAGTTTCTTCTCGTCTTCTTTTTGCTGCGTAAATGCATCTATGAACTGACCTATAGCGCCTGTGGTCAAATACTGCGATTCTTGTGCTGCCCCGCCAGTGTGCGCATCAATTGCATCTTGAGACGATTGCGGAATCTCATTCCCTACTGGTTCGCCCCTCTTTATAGCGCGAATAACATCCATATTCGGCTGAACAACTTTTGCATCCGCAGACGCCTTGAAGATGTCGCGGAATGCGTCATAAAAAGGCGGCTTCCCGTTTTCGCCAAACAATTGATCTCTGATGCTCTTTTCAAACGCACTAAAGGGAGATTCGCCCTTTGTTTGCTTCCCAGTGTTTTGAATTTCTTGGTTTATATTTCCTATTGCATCGGCAGTCGCTTTGAGTATTTGTGTGACTTTTGGGCCAAACGCAAGCACCATGTTTTCACCAACACCATGGAGCGCTTCATTCATACGGTCGAATTGGTCAGCCGCTAGACCTGCCTTTGTGGCTGCGTCATTTATGCTTGGGTGCAGTTTTTCAAAATCATTCGCATATTCAACAATCTGCGAAGGGTCTTGAAACATTGCCATTAGGTCTTTTGCCGATTTGCCAAATATACTGGCGGCTGCACCCGCTCGCTCGAACGGGTTTTCAATTTGCGATATTGCCTCAGATATAGCAATAAACGCCTCGCTTGGCTGCAAAGAGATTAAACCTTGCATGTCTATACCAAGCGCTTCAATAACCTTAGATGCATCGCCACCCTTAATAGATGCCTCTCCAAGGTTTTTCATCATCTTGTCTATAGCTGGGCCGACGCCACCCTCTATATTCACGCCCATGCGTTTTGCGATATAGTCAAGTTCTGATAGGTTCTGCGCTGTGTCGCCTATTGCTTGCGCCTTGTCGCCTAGGTCGTCGAGTCTTTCAATAGCAGAGCGCAATCCAACTGCAAATCCAGCCGCCGAAATGCTTGCGCTCATTCCGGCTAGCGTGGTTGCAACGGTAGTAATTGAACCAGCAACAGAAGTGAATGCGCCACCAACTCCCCTGCTTGACGCCTTCGCTTGACTGGAAAATTTTGACAGTGCGCGCTGCGCCTGATTCATGCCATTCGTGACGCCAGTTGCGTCAGCGATTGCTTTAATGACAATATCAGCTACAGAACCGGCCATTACTGAACCTCCCCGCCAAACTTAGACAGGAACATAGCGCGTGCTTCGTCGTCGGCGGAGTGCGGGAGATAGCGCTTATCAAATCGCGGGATAACATCAGACGGCTTCACGGTCTTGCTACCGCGCTTCGTGTTGATGTTTATCAACGTTGCCGTATTGATACCCGCTCGCAAATCGGCACGCTCCTCGCCAAATGGCTCAATGCGTTCATATGCCATCCACGCAATCATCTCGTCGTTATCCATGACATCCAGCAATTGCCGGACAGTCATGCCCAAGGCCAGCGCTAATCTATGCTGGAATCGTCGCCTTGGGTCGCTTGCAAGTTTTTTGCTTCGGTCTCCACGTCCGCATCGTCGAAGCCGAGTAGGTGTTTCCCGGATTTGTAGATACGGTCAAGAAATGCTTGACTGTTGGGGTGCGTGGCGAGGGCCTGCTCGTCAACGTCGGTAAACATTGGCGTGCCGTCCTCGTTCGCACACAAGAGGATTGCGCAGCGGGCACGAAAACCCACTACGCTCCCCTCTTTCTCCACCTTCGCCTTCAGAGCTTGCTTCTTAGAGAGTTGGTCAACCTGCGCGGCTGTCGGCGTGCGCAGGTAAACCACATCGCCAAACTCGGGACAGTCCACCGCAATAAGCGGTGGAGTGCTGTCCTTCGTTGCTAAGAATTTGTCTCGTGTCAGTGCCATTCTTCCGTTCTCCTGTGTGTTATTAGCTCGCCGCGTGCGTCACAGCGCCCGTGATCTTGATGACAGCGCTAAACGTCATGAGGTTCGCGCCGACTTCTGCCTTGGGTTCAAACGACTTCCAAAAGCCGCTAAACGTGGTCTTGTAACCGGCACCCGTGCCGCCCCAATCAATCGTCCACGTTTGAACCGTGCCGATGGACGGCTGGAAGCTGCCCAGGTAGCGGCCTTCAACCTGAATCTCGCCGCCTTCTTTCAGGTCAGCGGGGATATAGGTTTTATAGCTCGTGGTGCCGAGGTGTGAAGTCTCGATTTCTTCGATGCTCTCGCCGTTGTGGGAAAGGCTCGTAAGCTCTGGAAGGAATGTGCTATCAGTTCCCGGCGTGAGGGTCGTGCCCATTCCGGTATCGTGGCCAAGATAAGACATGCTCTTATTGCTCCTTAGCTAACCGCCTGCGCAAGCGAGACGGTATAGTGTTGTGTGATTCCAAATATGGGAAACTCGCTACCATCAATGGGCGAGGTCGTGCAGGGGTCTTGCTCTGTAAGCATGCAAGTCATCTTTGCTGTGTCACTTCCCACGGTCACATCGCCTTTTGTGGCGTGTAACGCAATGCGAAGTTGTGCGGCAACGGCTTCAACCGAGTCATGCGTATCGCCCCAGACAGCAACGTCCACGCTATCCGTGGTGAATCCAGAAGGCCCGCCGAGATGCGCGAGGGGTTGCGCCTTCGCTACTGTGCAAACAACTAGCGGGTATTTAATGTCTTTGGTAATGACAAACTCTGCGCTCCAGCGCGTGCCGATAAGCGCGGTGATAGCGGATACCGCGAGGGCCTTGGCGCGCAGTGCTTGTTCCGGGCGGATGGTCATACGTCCGTACTCCAGAATCGCTTGCCACCCTTCTTTGCGCGGGCATATTCAACATTCACGCGCTCTAGCACGCGCTCGCGGAATCGCTGTATAAACGTGCTGCGCTGAGTTTTCGCTGTGGGTGCAAGGAATGGGTGCGGGCGAGCGCCTGGGTGCTGCCATCCGGGCGACGGGCCAACGCCTAGAATCTTCGGATTGCGCTTTTGCGCGCGCTTTCCATAGCCGGGCGCGGGTATAAAGTGCGACTTTGCGCCACGCTCCACGAGGTGCGCGTACTTAGAGGGCTTTTCTACGCGCTGCTTTCTGCCGGCAAATCCGTTGGGGTCGTTTACGGTAGTCTTGAATTTAGCTTCAGGGCCAACCATACCAACGACAATCGCGTCATCCCTGCCTTTGGTGTATTTTTTAATGCGCGAGATTAACGACTTTTTTAAAGCGCCAAAGCCCGTAGGCGCATTACTCTTTGCTGCCTGCAACATAGGCTTTAATGCATAGCGCATAGCATTCGTGAGGATGCGCGCGGAAACACTCTTGCGCACGCCTTCTAGCGCGTTCTGGACTTCCTTGATACCTACAGGCTCAAGTTTGATATCGAGAGAGTTAGCCATTACGCTTCACCCTCAACACAAGCTCATCCTCGCGCTCATCCGCACGCTCCACCGCGATAATCTCTAGCTTCTCCACGCGCACACACACGGCGTTAATACTGTGTGTTGCCGCTGTGGTGCCGAGCGCCCCGCGTTCCACGGTAAGCGTCGTTCCGCTGCTGCCCGCGGTCACGCGCACGATTTCGCTGTCAATCAAAAGATAGTCAAGGTTTTGACCGTCAAAGCGCAGGGCACTTGCAATTGCGATAGTGGTGACGCTGGCGTTAATGCCCGCCGTGATGGTCGAGGCGTCGCGGCGGCGGAGTAGGCGCTTTTCCGTGGTGACGCCAGTATGAAAGCGGGCCTTTACAAGCTCCGATTCCTGACTCATCATATGTTCAGCGATGCGCTGTTCGTCGATGTGTTTATCGAATTCGCGCCCGCCCCAGAACGTCGCTTCGGTCTGCCACGAAACAGGAACTTCACCGCTCGCGGATGCGCTGCCAGCAACCTGCTTTTGCAGGTTGTAGCGATATTTGAGCATGCCCGCGGGGAACGCCATTAGAAGCCCCACCGCACAGCGCCAGCGCTGAATAGAGACTGCGCCGCACTATCGCCACCCAAGCGGGCAATCGAAGCAGTGACGTTATCCTCGCGGAATTTGTAGGCGTCCGCGATTAGCTTTAGCATGCCGATGACGATTGCGGGGTGCGCGGTCTGGAATGCGGTCGCGTCCGTGTATCCCGTCACAAACTGCACAGAAATTGGGTTAATCTTTTGCGCTTCAAGAATCGGCCACGCTTGATTTGGTGCAATCTGAATGCGCGCCGGTTCGCTGTACAAATCAACCTGATACAGAGACGTATCAAGCGTTTGCTCTGTGCCGTCTTGGTCGTAATACTTCACCAAAGAAACCGCCGTGCATGGCGGGCTTGGAATCCACAATCCGTCGCGCCCGTTATCTTCCGTGCCGTAGGTCTTTTCGTCCGGCCACACGGGATAAAGCGCCTTCAGTGTTTGCGTAATGAACGCACGCTGTGTGTAAGCCTCGGCCACCTGTCGCGCTGCGCTAATCAATAGCCCAATCAGCGTGTCGTCGTCGCTGATATCAACGCGAAGGTGATTCTTCGCCAGCGACAGGCTTATTGGCTCTGCCGCTGGCGGAGTAACTTGCACTATGGCGCGGGGTTGAATCATGAACCGAGCGCGTCCGCCACGATGTAGAAGGTGCCGGTCTTTGTATCGCCACCGCTCGTAATGTTTACTTTCACCTTGTCCTTGATAAGGGGAAATCGCTCCATTACTTTGCGCGTGCCGTCATATGTCAGGCCAGCACCAACGTTGTCATGCACTTGCGTTCGCGGGTATACAATCGTGCTTGCATTAACGTCGGTGCCAGTCCAGTAAGTAACAGACCCGTCCGCATTTGTAACCGTCAAATCAACACCGCTCGCAAAGTTATTCTTTACGTATTGGATGCCGACAAGATAGCCAGTAAAAGCGCGGTCTGTGGTGCCGGTGCCGGTGCCATCGGATGCGGTCGTGATATCTACTTCGCTGTAGACAATCATATTAGCTACCGATCGCAATCCACTTGATAACGTCGCCGTTGGTCAGCGTGTAGCTAGAACCATCCGCAACGGTCAAGGTGCCACCGCTCGCGCTCAGTGACGTATCAGACGCAACGTTCTTGCCGCTGCGAATAACCTTCACATCGAACGTGGTAATCGAGGACAGGCCCGTAGTAATCGCGGTCGTGTTTGCGGTGTCATCGCCCGCGGTCACGGTGTAGCTGCCACCCTTCACAACGCCAGTGTTAGCCACGCCGTTGTAGGTAATGCTGCCGCCCGTCTTAACCGCAATAGCGCCGCCGCTTTCAACGGTGAGCGTAGAACCGCCCTGCTCAAAGTGAACCAGCGTGGCGAATCCAGCGCCAAACGCGGCAACACTAAGCAGCGCGATGCACGCTGAAATACTCAAAACTTTCTTCACGGGGTTTACTCCGGTTGTTTTCATTTTGCCGGGCGGTAGTGGAGGATCTACCGCCCGGCATGGGACACAGGAGGGGACGGAGGAAGGGCAGTTGTTTACGCAGTGCCTTCGTCAGGCGTGCCAGCCGATTCGCCGTAAATCGTGCCGCTCGTAACGTTCGTAACGGGCACGGAATACGGGTTGTAAAGCAGGGCGTAGATGGTCTCGCAGGTGGTTGAGGTGCCGCGCGAAACGTAAGCGCGAAGGTAGCGCTTGCCGGGGCGATGCACTTCATCCCACAGGATTTCATCGGAAGAGCCAACACCAAGCGACGTGCCCGCGATATCGGAGAAGTCATCCGATCCGCCGTTGTCGCTGGACTGTTGCAGCTTCATGGTGTTATTGCTTGCAGCAGTGCCAAGATTCGTGACAATCAGCACGCCCTCGTAGCCAGCGGTATCAACACTGGAAGAGGTGACAGCAGAAGTGCCCGCCGTCGTGTGCCCCTGAAGCACGACAATCTTGGCAACCTCAGAAAGTCGGGAAGCCATTAGTTGTTAATCCTTTTGCGGTATGCGCGTTTCGGCTCGCCGTCACGGTTCCGCGTTTCAGTCATTGCTGTTTGTAGAAACTCGGGCGCGGCGTACTCGCTCGCATGACCAGCGCGTACCAAGTCGCGCCCGAGTGTTTCACTTACTTCGATGGAATCACCGGCATGCAGAACAATCCCGTTGCCGTGAATGTCGTTATGTGCGGTGATAAACATCAGGGTTACGCCATCGTGATGTACTTGACCGGGTGCGTGCCCGCGTCAAGCAGGTTGGAGTCGGATTCCATGAACCCAAGGAACCCGTCCTGATCACTCTCTGCCAGAAGCTCGATAAGGCGCTGCACACGAATCGTGTTAACGTCGCGCACAAGGAACTTATTGAACTGACCGAAGATGATCGGCTTGCCGCCACTCGTGAGCGTGGAAGCCATCGAGGCGTTGTAGACAATCGGATAGCCGTCGAAGGTGTCCGGGGTATCGGCCATGCCGCTGCGGCGGAAGAGGTACTGACCGACACCGTCCTTCATGGTGCCCAGCACGCTCGCGGCGATGTTGGGGTGCATCATGTAGGCGGCGCCCATCCAGTACGCCGGGTCAACGCTAGGACGAAGCGAGAGGGCTTCGTCTGGAGTCAGCGTCGTCGAGGATGCAGCGGTAACGCCAGAGGTCGCAGCGGTCAACAGACCACGCGGGCCAGCCGCGCCGGTGCCCGTCAGGAAGTCGGTTTCCTGCGCACGGGCGATGCGCGTGCCAATCAGGTCGCCAATGAGCGCCGGGATGTTAATCGCGGAATCGCGCAACATTTCACGCGACACAGGGAAGGTGTCGGAGGTGTACTTCCAGGCGCGAATCTTGACCTGCTTGAAAGAAGCGGTAACGCGGGAGACCGTCGCGCCTTCACCAACGATGCGGCCCGTATTCGCGGTGTCATCGATGGTCGGGTACGGGATTTCCGTCGCGGTCGAGGTACGGATAACGCGGGCCACGTCGCGGATGCGGCCAAACGCTTTCAGCGCCTGCTCGATAGAGGCGATGAATTCAGGTGCAATCAACGCGCCACCGGTGCCGATGCTCGTGGTGAGAAGCGCCGTGGTGCGCTCCTGGACGGTGTGATTGCTGTCCGGCGCGTCCGGCAAGCGGAATTCAAGGCTGCGCTTGTTGACCGGAAGACCAAACTCTTCCGCCTGCTTCATACGCTCTGCGCCAGCATCTTCACCAAGGAAAGCAGTACGGATCGCAAGGTCGCTGCGGAAGTGCGCTTCGTCGTAGCTCAGCGCGCCGTTGTGGTTCTTGTAAGTGTCGCGTTTGTTGAAAACATCGAAGGTCTTAACCTTGCGCTTCTCGATATCATCAAGTGCGCTGCGGCGTTCAGACTGAATCTTGTTTTCGGCGTCAGCGAGGTCGCCGTCCAGCTTATCAAGCTCGGACTTGCGCTCTTCCAGCGTCGCCCACTTCGATTCATAGTCGGCGCGCTTCTGTTCATCTTCGGGCGCGGCTCCGGCGTCACCTTCAAGGCTGCGAATCTCAGCGGCGAGCGCCTTGATCTCCTTGGTAAGCTCGGCCTGCCGCGTCTGCTTTTCGCGGAAAGTCATCTTTCGTTTTGCTCCGGTTGCGGCGGAGCAAAAACAAGTAAGGGCATAGCTCCGCCAGTTTGGAAACTGGCAAGCCATGCCCGTAACGACAGGTAGGTCTTGCAAGGTGTAGCTAATCGCATGCATCGCCGTAACGACAGCGGTGCTTAGATTTCGCCTCTTAAACTTTTTGCAACGCGATTGTAGATTGCGTTTGTGTAAATTACAAGCAATGTATTCCCGTAATAGGAATTACAATCCCATGAGTAACATCCGCCGTTTACGACGCAGACGCAGCGCCTCTTCTTCGCGCTGTTTGCGTTGAAATTCTTCCGCTTCGCGCAGCAGCATTTCGTCGTATTCCTTGGAACGCATCATCGCGGATGCGCCGGAATATGCCGGGAATGTTACAGGGCCAACATCGCGCAACATCTTGACGCTGCGAATGTATTTCACTGTGGTGTCGCCCTCTCGCGCCACGGATGTATCGCCCGGAATAAACCCAAAGGAGGCGCCGGTAACGTCGCCGCGCTTGATATCCACCATCAAATCACGATGACGGGTACTATCTTGCGCGGGCATGATTTCGTAGCGCAAGCCCTTGCCATCGGCTTCGAGGGTCATTGTGCCGGATGAAGTGCGGCCCAGGACGTAATTCGGGTCATGGTTGAAAAGCCCTACAACGTCATCATGTATTGCGCGGTCAAACGCGCCCGGCATGATGCGCTCCACGACATTGCGCACGCGGTATTCAGTGCCCGGCGTGCCGTCATAGTAAACGCTCGCATGCCCCACGAATCGCTGTAGCTTCTCGGCATCGTCTCGGACTTCGATGCTGTGAAGATTCCCATATACAAAAAGGCGTTCATGCTGCATTGCTCAATTCCTTCAAGATGTTTTGCGTTGATTCTTCCAGCCGCTCCATAAACCCTTCCGCCCCGCCCGCAAGCGCCTTCACGCCTGCGGTAGATACGCGCTCGACATAGACGCGCACGATGTCAACATTCCCGCGCTGCGCGATGGAAAGCGCCTTGATAGAGCGCTCTGCCACCTCGTTGCATGCGGTCTCTGCGCTCGCCAGCACCGTCAACGCGCCCGCGGCACCGCTGCGCTTGTGTTCCTTGCGCACTTCGTTAAGGATGCGCGTGTGGGCGCGGTGTAGTGCTTCGTTTAGGTTTTCGCGCAACACTGCGATAAGCTCCGCGCTCTTTTCTTCCGGCTCATTGCTTTCAGTGTCGCCCTCGGCCTGCTTTTGTGCGGGCGTCTCTTCTTCTTCGTGTTCTTGATTCGGGCTTTCAGGAAGTTCGTCGCCGCCCTCGATGGGGTTCAGCTTCATGCAGCGGCGCGCCTCGTTAGGCGTAAGCCACGCGCAATTGTTTCCGAGCGCCTTGCTTAGTGCCGTTGCGCGGTCTGCCACGGTGGCAACGTCCAGGGCACTGTCATCGAAGTCGTAATAGAACCCTTGCGCGCGGTCTTTCGGGCTTAGAATCTTATCGTTACACGCGGCAAGCACGTTGCGCATGTGCCCAGTCAAGCAGTCAGAGCGATACGCAAGGTTATCTTGCTCTAGGCTGTTATAGCCGTTGCGTGATACCTCGTTTAGCTTCGATGCGGGCATCATAAAGAAGTTGGCTATCTCGCGGATGCACGCCTGCTCTTGCTCTATCATCTGCGCGTCCTTCGCGCTCATGCCAAGCAATTGAAGCTCCATGCCCTCATCCAGAACGGCGGTCTTGTGCGCGTTGTCAAGGGATTGATACATCTTCTCCCAACTTTGGCGCAGGGTCTCGCGAGCGGCGGGGTTTAGAACCTTTGGGGTCTTGATAACGGTTGCGGGGCGAGCGCTGTTCTTAAAGAATGTCGTGCCGTAGCGTTGAAGCGCCAGATAATGCCCAAGCACCTCGCGGGCTTTGTGAATGGTGCCGCGCGGGATAATGCCGTCGTGTGAATAGAGCGTTAGGTCTAGCACTTGCGACTGGTCTAGCAACATGCGCTGCCAGTAGCCATTGCCGAAGTAAAGAACCGTGTCGTAATACAACTCCCCATCAATCGTCATGCGCAAGGTCATGTCGGGCAGAAGCGGCAACACCTCCTCGACATTCCCCTCCTCATCGAATTGCAAGAGCGCATACGCTCCACCGTAAATCAGATAGTGCATAACCATGCGCTTGATAACGTCGAAAGCGCGTTCAAAGCGATTAGCGCGCACGGTCATAACCTCGTATGACTTGTGTTTTCGCGCTATCTCGTGCCCCTTGTCGGTCTGTTGCATGATTTGCAGCGGGCACTTTGCGATGTCCGTTGCAATCAACATTACCGCTTTCCAGAAGGGCGATACAGATAGCGCCGTGTCACGGTCAATACGCACACCAGACGATGACGGCGCGCCGTTCCACGCTTCCAAAAGCCATGTGCGCGGGTTAATCAGCGTCGCTTCATATTCGCTACGCTCGACAATATTCCCGCGAGAATCGGCCAATACGATATCTTTACTCATATAAAGCAGAGTTCCTTAGCGCCTTTGTTGTAGCTGGACATGGGGTTATCTTGCTCGCGCTTGTGCCAGCGGCCCAGCGCCATGAGGGTTGCCACTATGGGGTCAATCTTCTTTGGGGAGTTCTTGCTTTCCTTAACAGGTCGGGCAAGGTCGCCTTTCGATGCAATCATGCAATGTCCCACGCACCAACGAAGGATAGGATTGCCGCCGTGGATGATGCGCTGCGATTTCACGCGCCCCTCGAAGTCTTGCGTAGGCGCTGACATATCGCCAAAGCCCTGCGAGAACTTCACCACGTTCAGGCCGTAATGCTCCATTAATTCGATGGATGTTTCGTGCCCTTGGTAGTTGTAGTCAATTCCCATGTCCACGAGGTTATAGTCTTGCGTGATTTGCGCGATATCGTCGCGCATGACCTTGAAGTCGGTTGCGTTGCCGTCTGTTACATTCAGGAATCCGCGCTGCCGCCATTCTTCGTAGGCCAGGCGGTAGCGCTCGCCCTTTTGCTCTATGGTTATAGACGGGCACCATACCCACGGGATAACGACTAGCGCGTCGTCGTAACCCATCGCGTATCCATCAAACACAAGCGCGAATGCGGTGAGGTCTGATACGCTGCCAAGGTCAAGCCCGCCATAGCAGTCCGCGCCGCTCAGGTCGTTTAGGGCACGCGCTCGCCACTCTTCTGGTGTCTCGCCATCTTCTAATCCAGAACAGGCGTCCCAATCGTCTTGGTCAATCCAAACGTCTAGCGCCTGGGTGCGTTGGTTGAGATATAGGCGCTTGAATGTGTTCTGGTAGGTGATTAACCGCTTGGCCTTGTCGCATTCGTCTTGATAGAACGACGCGGGCACAGTCACGTCGAAATTGGGATTAGCCAGCTTCCAAGTGCGGGGTGATTTCCAATCGGCATCTATCGGCGCTTCGTAGATGACCGGAAGCGCTCGAGGTTCGCGGTATTGCCCATCGCGCACGCCGGCGAAGTACTCATAGATTTCGTTACAGAAGTTCTCGCCCACCTCTGCCGCGGTCGTGGCGTAGATGACAATCGGCTGCGAGCGTGCTCCCTGTGAAGTGGTGATAGCGTCGGACAGCTCGCGGTCTTTGTGCTCGTGGACTTCGTCAATCAGAGCGCAATTGACGTTTAGGCCGTGCTTGCCCTTGAATCCCTCAGTGACGATGTTGTAATGATGATCTTCGCATTCGATGGAGTCTTTTAAGACTGTGCAAAGGTGCGCGAGGTCATCATCCCGCGCAATCATCTGCTTCGCCATGCGATGCGCTATCTTCGCCTGCTCTTTATTCGCGGCTGCGCTGAATATCTGCTGTGCGCCCTCTTCCTCGCAAAAGAGCATATAGAGCGCGATGCCCGCGAGTAGCGTGGTCTTTCCGTTCTTGCGCGGGACATAGAAGAGCATTTCGCGGTAGCGGCGCGTTCCATCTGAACGCTTCCAGCCAAAGAGAGCGCCTAGAACGCCCTTCTGCCAGTCTTGCAAGAGTAGCGGCTGACCACATAGCGAGCCTTCTACGTGGTGTAGGCGCGTTTCAAAGAAAAGAATGACGGCATCCGCCGCCGATTCATCGAAGTAGCAATTCCCCGCATCCCTAAAGCAATCGTAACCCGGCAGGAGCGCAAGCAATTTGCGCCAGCGCGCAGAAACTTTTACTGGTGCGGAGTTAAGACTTTTTCCCATGTAGCAAGCGTGTCAAATTGTGACACGGATTGTAAAGGGAATAATTCCTATTACGGGATAGCGCGAGAGACTTCCACGCTCGACACATGCAATGATGAAAAGATTTTCACATCGAACGTGTGGTGGCATGCCTTGCACTGACGGCGTAACCATCCGCCGTTTGTGGATTCTAGTATAGCTTCAATGCTTCCACTGTCGCCCGTGCGCGTGGTGAATACGTGCTGGCATTTTGGGCATGCGGGGCGGATTTCAATTTGTTGCATTGATAGGCAATTGCTCCATGTGTTTCTGGCACTTGACACAGAAGTCGGGGTGGGTATTGGCAATGAAGGCACCGCAATCAGAGCATTCATACCATTGCGCATTAAGGAACCCGCCATCGCCTGTTGGGTGATATGCCTCGCGGAGATGATGGATTGCGTAAGGCATGCTATGCACCTCGCTTTAGTGGCGCTTTTTGCGGCCCCTCGTTTGCGACTTTCTTCGGCTCAGGCCTTGAAACCTCCGCGATGGATGCAGGGGTTAAGCCGAATTCGCGGATGTTCTTCCACAAGGCATTCTCAGCGGTGCGGAATGCGCTATTAAGGACGCTGTAGGTATATGCCGCCTTGCCGTCCATATCTGCCGCAGGGTGCGCGTCTTTGAATTCACGCACGGCAACGCGGGACTGATGATAATCCACTATTGCGCGGGCGAGTAGGTCAACGGCTATCTCGTTACCCTTGCACATGGTTCCGGCGTCCTCGATTGCGCGACATATCGCGTCGAGCGC